ACCACCCCCGAAAGCGTGCCGGAGCTAACGCCAGCGGAAGTGAGCTGATATGGAGCTGGTAATTGAGCGCAGCGCTGCTGCGCCGATGGAAACCACAGGCGATGGCTGGACGCTGTACGGCCTAGCCGTTCCCTACGGCACTGAGTCGCTGGTGTCTGACGATGGCGTGACCTTTTACCGTGAAGTGTTCTCAGCCGGCGCGTTTAGCCGTGACGTAGCGAAAGGCGCGCGCTGGGTAAACCTGATGGTCGGCCACGATGGTGACGATGGCGACCGATATCTAGGGCGCTGCGTGTCGATCACAGAAGACTCACAAGGGTTGTGGCCGGCTTTCCGGCTAGACCGGCACCACCCCCAGGCAGAAGCCGCGCGCGCTGGTGAGCTGTCCGGCTGGTCTGTGTCTGCGCGCGTTTATCGCAGCAAGCGGGAGACTGTCGCCGGCCAGGTTGTGGTGACGCGTGAACAATGCGGGCTGTCTCATGTGGCTGCCACTGCTGTGCCGCAATATGCCGGCGCTGGTGTGCTGGTCGCGCGCGAACATGTGATGGTGAATGCCGGCAGCAGCACGCCACGCCTAGACGCGCTTAGGCAGCTGGGCTACGGTAAAACCCAGAATGACCAGCCACCCCAGGTGGGATGAGGCAGCAGACACCCTGGCGCGCTAGTGACCAGCCACCCTGTGCCAATCCGTTAACACACTGGCCACCCTGGCGAGACAATTTCGCTATGCCAAAGGGGATTAGGCCATGGGCGCCTATCTGGACAGACTTAACGATGAATACGACGACATTCGCGCCGGCATTGACACGCTGGTCAACCGTGCAGCCGATGAGAACCGTGACGTAACCGACGATGAACAACAGCAGGTAGACCGGGATCAGGCACGGCTGGGCGATCTGCAAAAGGCGATCACGCACTATTCGCAGATCGAGACTGACGCCAGCCAGGTAGCAGAGCTGCGCAGCAAGGTGCGCGCCACGCCTCAGGTGGTCCGGTCTGGCGCCGGCACCGAGCAGAAGCCGTACCAGCTGGCCGACGATTTCGCGTCGGTGGGTGACTACGCCGTGACCGTGCATCGCGCGATGGTGGCAAAGGATCCCAGCGCTATCGAGAAGCTGGAACGTGCCACCCAGCATCAGCTGTTGGCCGATAACCCAGGCATCGTGCCTAAGCCGGTCCTGGGTCCGGTGCTCAACCTGATTGACTCTAGCCGGCCATTTGTGGAGTCGATCAGCCGCAAGCCGCTGCCGGCTGGGCAATTCAACCGGCCATACATTGACCAGCATGTGGCTGTGGCAGAGCAGACCACAGAGAAGACGCTGACGGCCAGCCAGAAGATGACTGTGCTAGAGCTGCCTGTGCAGGCAAAGACCTACGCCGGCCACCTGAATATCAGCCGGCAAGATATCAAGTGGACTAGTCCGGGCATCCTTCAGCTGGTCTTTGACGATTTCGCCACGGTGTACGCGATCACCACCTGTGGCGTGGCCTGTTCCGATTTCCTCGCCAGTATCCCTGGGCCACCCACCCCTGTGGTGGCGCTCACTGGTGAGTCACTCACCCAGGCGCTGTATGAGGGCGCTGCTAACGCGCTGGATTCCGGTGGCGGGCTGCCGGATACCCTGTGGGTTTCGCCTGACAGCTGGGCGAAAATGGGCGGGATGTTCAATGCCAACGGATCGGCTGCCTTCCCATCCCTGAGCCTCACTAATCAGGGTGGCAACCCGCTGGGTCTGCGGCTGGTGGTGGATCAGCATTTCCCGGCTAACACGATGGTGGCCGGACCTAGCCGGCTGGCCGAATGGTACGAAGACATTGACGGCCTGATGCAGGTGGGCGAGCCTGACGTTTTGGGTCAGCTGGTCGGCTATGCCGGCTTTGCTGCCTTCCTGAATGTCGCGCCCGACGCGTTTACCAGCTACACCCTGCCGGCTGCGCCGTAAGGCAGATCGGCATGGGCACCATTCCTGACCTGGCCACAGTGCGTGCATATCTGCGCGTGCCAGCCACTGTCATAGCGGACGATGAGCTAGAGCGCATGCGGATCACAGCGCTAACGGATCAGATCGCGCGTTGTGTGTGGCCAGGTCAGGAAACCCCCGATGACACCACCGACGACGATTACCCAGACGCGCTGGCGCAGGCGCTGTTGCGTCGTGTGCAGCGTGAGTGTGCAGCAAAGAATCTGCCGCTAGGTGTGGTGGGTTTGGATGGTGGCGAATATGGGCCACAGACTCTGCCGGCTTATGACGCGCTGATTTCTGAGCACGAGCGTGCCTTTCGGCGTGTGGTGCTGGCATGAGCGTGAAGCTAGGTGACAGCGCGCCGGCACTGGTGGCAACAGACAGCCGCGCACAGATCGTGGCTGCGCTGGCCACTGTCCCTAGCCTCACGGCATCGCCACAGGTGCCTGACGTGCCCACGGAGGGCGCAGCGTGGCCGGTCTGGGTACAGACCACCTTTGATGGCGTCCTAGCGCTTCCTGGGCGAGGCACGTTCGACGTTTACGCGCTGCTGCCGGCTGGCTATATCGCCACCACGGTGGAGACAGCAGACGGGCTGCTGGGCCAGCTGGTGCGCGCGTTGTGGGCGCTGTGCGTGGTGCAGCTGGCTGAGCCAGTGACGGTGCGTTTCGACAACCAAACCCAGATGCCTGGCCTACGGCTGCGCGTCATTATGAGAGGAAGTAACCCGAATGCCTGATGTAGTTGCGGGACCTGGGCACCCCCTAGGACCGGGCACCCTGAAAATCGGCGCCACTGGATCTGCTATTGACGTGAGCTGCCTAGTCAATAACGTGACTGTCGCTGCCGCGAAATCGCAGGACGACAACGTGACAAAGCTGTGCGGAACCGTGGTCCCTGGCGCAGTCACCTATGACTACACCATCGGTGGGAACGTAGACACCGACATTGCAGAAGCCACTGGGCTTTTCGCGCTGAGCCAGTCAGCACCTGGCAGCCAGCAGGATTTCACGTTTACGCCGAACACAGACGTAGGCACCACTGCTGCTGGCCGGCTGATTCTGGATCCCCTTGATTTCGGTGGCAGTGACGTAACGCAGACCATGACTAGCGATTTTGAATTTGCGCTAGTGGGTCAGCCCACCTACACCTATGGTGGCGTCACTGGTCTAGAGGCTGATGAGGAATTGCAGCCGGCATGAGCGACAGCCAGGTTTCCAAGGTGACGCTAGAGGGCGATGACACCCTAAAGCGCACCCTGGCCAGCGCTGAGTCTGATATCCGCGAGCTAGACCAAACCGAAAACGCCAGGCTGGTACAGCAGAGGGCGCAGGCTGCCGCACCGAAACGCACAGGCCAGCTGCGCGCCAGCATCGTGGCAAAGGATCTGGGTAAGGGCGCTGCGTGCGTGACTTCCGATCTGATCTATGCGCCCGTCATCCACTATGGCTGGCCGGCGCACCACATCAGCGCGCAGCCGTTCCTGACCACGGCAGCAGACAACAGCGCCCAGCTGGTGGAAGCTAACTCCCTGCGAGAAACGCAGCGGATCCTAGGGCGCGTTAGGGGTGCGTAATGGGTGAAGTAAAGCTGAGCTGTCCGCGTGTGACCATCATCAGGGAAGGCCAGCCAGACCTAGAGCTGCAAACCACTAACGCCGATATGGTGCTGTGGGATCTGACGCGCCCGAAACAGCGCCCAGCGTGGCCAAAGTTTGATGAGGCGCCCATGTTGTGGATGACATTTCTCAGCTGGGCTGCCGCGCGCCGTACGGGCGCCATTGAACCCAGCGTGACCTGGGAAAGGTGGCGCGAGGAAGTGCTAGAAGTGGCGCCCATTAACGATGAGCCAGACAGCGAGGCTGGCGCGCCTTTCCCTACGGAAGTAGAGCCAGGCTGATCTGCGAGATAGCGATAGCTACCCAGACAGCACCTAGCCAGTGGTGGCAGGAGACAGACGAGACACTAGCAACAGCACTAGAGCTGCTAGAGGAACAGAGCGCACAGATACGAAAGGCGAGGCGGCGTGGCAGCTTCCGCTGATCTAGTCGTCAACATTGTCACTAAGCTCAGTGGCGATGGGATGGCGCAAGCCGAAAAGCAGACCAGCAAGTTTAAATCCGGTCTGGGTGCTGCCAGCAAAGTGGCAGGGGTGGCGCTGCTGGCTGTCGGTGCTGCCGCACTGAGCGCAGCCGACGCTGCCGCAGAAGACGCGAAAAGCCAGGCGCTGCTGGCTAACGCCATGAAAAATGGCGCCGACGCCAGCAAGGCGCAGATTGCTCAGACAGAAGACTGGATAGATGCACAGTCGCGCGCCACAGGTGTCACTGACGATGAGCTGCGCCCAGCACTGGCCACGCTGGTGCGCGCCACAGGTGATGTGACCAAATCTCAAAAGGCGCTGAAAACGGCCATGGATATCAGCGCTGCTACCGGCAAGCCGCTGAAATCCATTACTGACGCCATGGCGAAAGGGTTTGGCGGCAATACCAGCGCCCTGAGCCGGCTGGTGCCAGGTATCAGCCAGGCTGCGCTGAAATCAAAGAATTTCGGGCGCATCCTAAAGGAAGTGGCCGATAAGACAAAGGGCGCAGCTGCTGCCGCTGGTGACTCCGCTGCCGGCAAGATGAAGCGTTTTAAAAACGCGCTGGGCGAAACCCAGGAAGCTGCCGGCGCTGCGCTGCTGCCGGCTATGGAGAAGCTGACCACTGTGCTAGTGAAGGTGGGTCAGTGGGCGCAGGATCACGGCACCCTGTTTACCGTCATCGCTGCCGGCATCGCTGTCATGGCTGTGGCTGTCATCGCGCTGAATATCGCAGTCACCATCTACACGGCTGTTACGACGCTGGCCGGCAGCGCCACCATTGCTGCCTGGGTCGCTGCGCTGTGGCCTATTTTGCTGGTCATCGCAGCGATTGCTGCCGTGGTGGCCATTGTCATCATCCTGTGGAAGAAGTCACAGACCTTCCGCACCATCGTGCTGGCTGTGTGGTCAGCGATCAAAACAGCTGCCGCTGTGGTGGGTCGGTTCCTAGTCGCCATGTGGGCTGCTGTTGCTGCCGGCGCACGCAAGATGGCCAGCGTGGTGCGTGCTGTGTGGCAGACCATCAGCGCCATAGCGCGCAATATCGCTAACGCTGTGAAGGTGGCGTGGCGCCTAGTCTGGCAGGCGCTGTCTATGTACGTGCGCGCTTATCTGGCTGTGATCCGCGTGGTTTTCGGCGCTGTCCGGGCTACTGCCAGCGCCGTGGTGGGATGGCTGAAAGACAGATGGCGCGATCTGTGGTCATCGGTGGGCGACCTGGCGCACGCCTTCGGCGAAAAGGTAAACGCTGTCTGGCAGGCCATCCAGAATGGCGCCAGCAAGGTGGCTGCGCCCTTTGACACCATCAGACGCGCGATTGAGAACGTGATAGGTGCTGTCGAGAATCTGATAGGCGCCCTGAGCCGGATTCATGTGCCGAAAATCAGCCTGCCTCATATCCCTGGCCTGAGCGCCGTGACCAGCGCTGCCAGCTTTGCTGTGCCGCAAACCGATGTGGTGGGCAGATCCGCTGCGCCGGCTGTGCCGCAGGCGCGTGTCAGTGCGCGTGCTGCCGGCGCCGGCACAACCATCATTGTCAATGGCGCGATAGACCCAGAAGCCACAGCCAGGCAGATAGCCAGGATCCAATCTGGCCACAGCCGGCGCGTAGGTCTGCGAGTCAGCTAGTGATCGGGCTGCACACGGTCACAGTGGGTGGCACCGATATCAGCTGCCTAGTCGATTCAGTGGCCATCCACCACGGCAGGGATGACACCGACAGCCAGCCAGAAGCCTCTAGCTGCACGCTGGATATCTCCACCGACACGCAAGACGCAGACTTGCCGGCCACCCTAGATGTGGGCGCGCTGGTGAAGGTGACCACCACAGTGGGTGGCACGGTGCTGGTGCGCTTTAGCGGCAAGGTGACCGATATCAGCCAGGGGTGGGATGAGGCTGGCGAGGAAACCCCCGATGAGGCTGTGGCGCAGGTGATCGCTACTGGCTCAGTCGCTGACCTAGGACGCCGCACCGTAGGTGACACACCCTGGCCACAGCAGCTGGACGGTGCGCGCGTGTCAGCGATCCTGGCGGCAGCTGGTGTGGTGCTCAGCCCAGCGACCAGCGACCCAGGCACGGTGCAGATCCTGGCGCGTGATGTGGACAGCCAGCCGGCGCTAGACCTAGCGCAAGCTGTGGCCAGCGACGCTGGCGGCATCGTGTGGACGACACGCAACGGAGAAATCCGTTACGCAGACGCAGACCACAGGCGAGGCACGCAGGCTGCGCTGGTGCTAGACGCGTGTGACGTGCTGGTCACCCCTACCTGGCAGCGCACCACAGCCGGACTGATAAATGATGTATCTATCGGCTACGGCGTGGCGGCAGATGGCGCAGACCAGCCACGCTACACAGCCAGCCGGCAGGACAGCATCAGCAAGTGGGGCGAATACTCCCTGAGCAGCAGCACCCAGCTGGCTGCGCTGGCCGACGCCACAGCGATGGGCAACCTACTGCTGACGCGTAACCGTGAGCCGGTATGGATCCTGAGCGCCCTTCCTATCGACGTAGCCGATCTGACGCAGGCTGAAACAGTCGCGCTGCTGTCGCTAGAGCTGGGTGACCTCATTACCGTGACCGGGCTGCCGGCTGCCGGCACAGTGCCCACCACAGCAACGCTATGGGTGGAAGGCTGGACAGAAACGCTGACCTGGGCAGGCCATCAGCTAGAGCTCACTGTCAGTGGCTACTGCCGTACGGTGCCGGCGCCACGATGGAACGATCTAGACCCAGCGCTGACCTGGGATCAGATGGGCACCACCTGGGTTAACCGAATGACTAACCCGAACCTTGAGCTGAATACGCAATTTTGGGGAAGCAGCAACAGCGCCCTGTGGCCACTGGTGCGTGACACCACGGCGCCCATCTATGGCGCAGCATCAGCGATGACGACGCGCGCAGCGGATCTGACCAGCCAGGCAACCAGTGTCAGCACAGTGCAGGTGTTCGCGCCGGAAGTCATCGGGGGTGGGAACAATAACCGTTTCGCCTGCCAGCCAGGGGATGAAGTTTCGTTCCGCTATCGCATGAAGATAGAAGCTGCGCCACGCACCCTGAATGGGTATATCAGCTGGCGCAGCGACACTGGCGGCAGCGCGTCGCCGGCCACTTCCACACCTGTGACTTTCACTGCCACAGCAGTGGGCGCCTACAGCATCACAGTCACTGGCACAGCGCCGGCTGGGTGTGTCGCCTATATCCCGACTATCTATGTCACGATGCCTGCCGGCCAGGGAAATGCGCACCCAGGTGAGCGGATCTGGCTAGACGCGCTGCTGGTGCAGACTAATGGCGATTCCACCCTGGGCTATTGGGATGGCGACACAGCAGACACCCCCGATTATGGGTACAGCTGGGCAGGCGCTCAGCACGCGTCACAGTCACTGCGGCAGACCGGCAGCACCTGGGATGACGCCACATGCCTGGGACCACAGCCAAACCGTGGCCGATGGGATGACGTGCCGGCCACGACACGATGGAACACAGTCACGCCTACCGGGATCACCTGGGATAAGTGGCCTAACACATAGGAAGATGAGCCATGCCTGCAACTACGCCGAAAGGCTACCCATACCCGCTGGGCACAGATCGGGTGATGGATGGTGACGACGCCATAGCGTCACTGGCCAGCGCAGTGGACACAAAGCTAGGTGTGGCTGCTGCCGGCATCTTCACCACAGGTGCGCCACCCACCCCTAACACACCGATTACGACAGCGCTGACCTTCCCTGCCGGCAGATTCACGGCAGCGCCCATCGTGACTGCCTCACCCAATACCAGCGCCGTGGCCATCGTGGCACCCATCGGCGTTTCATCCATCACAGCCAGCGGCTGCAATATCAGCTTCTCGCGCAGCAGCGGCACCACTGCCATCACGGTCTGCTGGCAGGCTGTGCAACTTCCGTAAGGGGATAGCTATGGCTTTCGTAACGTGCCACACAGAGAATTGCAGCAACGCTGACCAGCCGATAGAGCTCACGCTGAGCTGGACAGATGAGGAAGGAAATACCCAGACCGTAGACGCTGTGAGCTGTGGCGTGTGTGGTCAGCCGATAACCGATATCAGCGAGGAAGGCGTGAACCCACAATGAGCGAGACACCCACCACCCCCGATGAGCAGACCACAGAGGCACCTGAGCCGGACCAGCCGGCAGAGCCGGACACAGCGCCGGACAATGGCGATGACGACAGCGACGCTGAGCCGCAGGTGGGTAGGCGCCCTGACTTTATCGAGGAAGCCACAGGCGCCGATCCTGCCGCAGATGGTGAGGCGGCAGAGTAGGTGATCCCTGTTCCTGGCTATGCCATCACCACCCCCTATGGGAAGCGTGGCAGCTATTGGGGGTGCAACCGTGACGCGTACGGCAACGGCATACACACTGGCGCCGATTTCGCAGCACCTGCCGGCACAAAGGTGGTGGCAGCCAGGGGTGGCACAGCTGTCTACTGCAACCATGGGTCTAGCTTCGGTAACCATCAGCTAGAGATAAAGCCAGGCGATGGCACGCGTGACTTTTATGCGCACATGCCATCACGCGCCGTGGCCGATGGCAGCCAGGTCACAGCCGGCCAGGTAATCGGCAAGGTGGGCAGTGAAGGGAACGTGACCGGGCCTCACCTGCATTTCGAGCGCCACACCGTAGCCACTGGTGGCTGGTCGTGTGCCGTGGTCACTAACCCTCAACCATCTATCGACTATCAGCCGGCCAGCAGTGGTGGCGGCAGCGCAGCAGAGGAAGTGGAAGATATGCCGAAGTTTTCGCGCACGCGACTAACCAAACCTGTCACCCTGAAAGCGGGTGAATGGGTCACGCTGGTCTGGGATAAGGTCAGCAGCGGCACTGCCGGCACAGCTGGTGCCGCCTATCTGATGGTGGGTCCTAGTCCGTACACAGCCACGCTGGTGGCCACCTTTAGCGGCACAGGTGAAGTGGTGCGTACGCGTTTCCTAGAGCGCACTAAGGATGACTCAGGCGCCTGGGTCACAGCAGACGCATACCCGAATGTTGAGCACGCCATCACTAGCGGGAAAACCTATATCGCTGACACGCGCACCCAGAATGTGGCAAAGGGTGACCGGCTTACGGTGCAGGTTAATGCGCCGCAGGGTGGTGTGATCGAGAGCGCAGAGCTTAACTGCCTCTACTTTTAGCGGCCTAGCGCCGCGCGTCCTTACGGCAAATATGGATTTCCATAGCGGCAATAACGGCAAATACATCAGTCACCTAATCGGCACAGGTGCTGAGCTGCTGCTGTTGCAGGAATGTAAGGATTTCAGGTTGGCCGATCTGCTGCCGGCAGGGTGGCGCGCCCTACAGGACAGCAGCAGCGAGGCGAAAGCCGGCAGCGCCATGGCTGTCTCTAGTGGCTTCTCAGTCGAGAGCTGGTGGATGGTGAAGGGGTGTGACGCGCCGGCTGGTGGCGGCATGCTGCCACGCTGGCTGTGCTGCGCTGAGCTCACCCACGACAGCGGCACAGAGCTGGCGCCGATCAGCTGCCACGCGCCACCACCCAGGTACAGCCAGCTACAGCCTGGGTTTAACGCTGCCGTGGCGCAGGTGGTGAGCCAGTACCCCAAAACTTCTGTGGTGGGCGCAGACGCGAATCAGGACATAACGAAGTTTGCGAAAGCGCTGGGATCCGGCATGAAAGCCGTTGGCAAGCAGTCAGGGATCTGCCTAGTCAGCGCCCTGCCGATGGC